CATATCAAGTTCAGGGATTAGTGAGGGTACTGCAATCGCACTCGCAATCGCCTTGTAAAGGAAATTATGGCTAATACTTTTAAAAATGCTTTTTCGGAAAATTGCAACATAAGCACGGCTTCACCTAACGGGTATACAACTGTACTCACCTGCCCTTCTGCGAATGCTAGTAAATGCGTACTTATTGGGTTGCATTTGACAAATACAAGTTCATCACAGGTCACAGCGACAGTTCAATTAGTAGACTCTTCTGAAAGCAGTAATGTGATCGATTTAGTCAAAGATGTGGCCCTTCCCGCAAACTCTATGTTAGCAGTATTGGAGGGGGATAAGATTATATTAGAAGAAAGCGACGAGTTAAGAGTAGTCGCAGGTACTGCTTCTGCGGTAAACGCATTTGCTTCATATTTACTTTCGGATAACACATGAGGTATTTAAGCGCACCAAACCCCGCCTTCGGAGAAGATCGCAGGAAATACGTCGCAGGTTCAGGTGGCGTAGCAACGTCACAAACTGTGTTTAATGTTTCGTACGACTCAGGTCGTGTTGATGTTTTTTTAAACGGTGTCAGGCAGTTTCCTGATTCTGACTATACAAGGACAACATCAGGGGTCGGAGTAAGTATTACTTTAGCATCAGCAATAGGTGCAAATAACGTATTAGAGTTAATTGGTTATCAAGGAATCAACGCAGGGAACAATGTCGCTGAAGACCGTTTTGTGGTGGGTACTAACTCAACTGGTTCTGGTGGTTCTTATACTGGCTCTACTACTGTTTTTCCTGTTAGCTCTAATAGTGGCGATCTTGTATCGGTTTGGCGTAACGGTATCAAGTTGGTACACACAACTGACTTTACGGTTAATGCTAGTGCTTCAACGGTTACGCTTGGGAGTGCGTCAAGCTCGGCAGATGAGATAACAGTACAGGTTGTTGGAATACTAAACCACGCAAATGTAGTACCGAATCAAAGCACTCATAGCGGTAAGTTTTTAACAACTGATGGGACTTCTGCATCGTGGGCAGTAGTTGATGCTTTACCTTCTCAATCGGGTCAATCAGGGAAGTATTTAACAACAAACGGATCGGCAAGTAGTTGGGCCACTTTAAATTTAAATGCTGTCTCAGGAGCGTTAACTGTAACGGATGAAACAATAGTAAAGATACAGGATGGGATAAGCATGATGCAGACATCTTTAACAGGGACACATGAAGTGCCGAGTGGGTACTCAGCAGTCGTTGCAGGGCCGTTGAATGTTGGCTCTAACGCATCATTAACTGTTTCAGGAACCTTGGTGATTGTATGAGTTCTATCTACGTTAATTCTATTAAAGACAAGACGAACACTAGAGAACTTGCTAGTGATTCTGGAAGTGCTTGGAGTTGGGGATCTGGGGTTCCTGCTGGGAGTGTTTTGCAAGTACAATCAGTAGTTGTTACTGATAGAAATAGTTCTACTGATACTGACACATCAGGAACAGGAACAGATGTAGGATTAAATGTAACTATAACTCCAAAAAAAAGTGGTTCTTATTTCTTCATACAGTGTTCAATCGGAATAGGAACAACAACGGATTATAGTTGGGGTATAATTTTGTCAAGAGATGGAACAAAAATCGGTAATGGCGTTGATTCGTCAAATAGAAATGGAGTGTTTTTTAGAGGTGTAGAGCACGCAGGTTATGACGGTAATCATCGTGTTGGTGCAAGCAATCATTATGTTGATAAAACTGGGTCAACAGCAGGGACAGCAATTACGTTTAAATGCGGATTAATTACTCAAGCTGGTACTGCCTACATAAATCGTAGTGACTTAAACACTGATAATTCATTAGTTTATGGTTCTTACACATCGTCAAGTGTGACAGTTATGGAGATAGCACAATGAGTATGTTTAGACATCAAGCAATTTATAATACGCATTCTAATGTTGTTGGAGTTAATGAACATCGTGGTGCAATTGATAAAGATGATAATATAGTAACATTAGATGAAGATAAAGTTGCAGAAGAAGAAGCAAAACTCCAAGCTGAATACGACTCCAAACAATATCAACGTGACCGCAAGTACCCTGACTTGGGTGAACAATTCGACTTGTTATTCAAGGACATTGATAGCGGAAAAGTAAGTAAGGATGGTGGGTTCTACAAGGCTATCAAGGCAGTAAAAGACAAGCACCCTAAACCGAGTGAATAATGTCTAGCGATTTAAAAGTAACAAACATCAAACACGCTAGTTCTGGCAGTAATAATCTGGTGCTGGCGAGTGATGGGATAGTAACTATGGCATCTGGTAATGGTTACAGATTAAATTCAGTACAAGTTTTTACAACTAATGGAGCTAATACTTGGACTAAACCAGCAAATGTAAATGCTGTATTAGTTTATGTTACTGGAGGAGGAGGAGGAGGTGGAGGAGGAGACGCCTCATTTAATCATGGAGGCGGAGGCCACGGAGCAGGTACTGCAATTAAATGGATTACTTCTGGTTTAGGAGCAACTGAAACCGCAACAGTGGGTGCTGAGGGCACAGGTGCATCTCCAGGGAATGAAGGAAGTGCTGGAGGAACAAGTTCTTTTGGGAGCCATTGTACTGCTACAGGAGGAGGTGGTGGACGTTATGGAACTCAGGTCGCAGAGTATACAAGCCCTGGGTCAGCAAGTGGAGTAGGTTCTACAGGTATAGCTATAAGTGGTGGATATGGTGGAGGACATCACCCTAATGATATCGAAGGTCAGGGACAAGGCGGTAATGGAGGAGCTTCGTTTTGGGGTGGAGGAGGCGGTAGTTCTCATGAATGGAATCCTTTTTATGCGAAGGCTGGTCTGGCTTATGGTTCTGGAGGCGGTGGAGGTCATCACAATAATAGCACTTATGGATCAGGAAAAGATGGTAAATCAGGAATTATTGTTGTTTGGGAGTATGTAGGATGAAAGCATTAATTTTTGAAAATAAAGTGGTAGATTTATGTGAAACTGAGTTCCCTGTTTCTCCAGAAATGGAGTGGGTTGATTGTGATGATACTGTTAAAACAAATTATGAATATAAAGATGGCACATTTACAAAACCTCCGTTTACTCAACCTCCAGAACAATTTTTAAGAAAAATAAGAAATCAAATGCTATCTCAATCAGATTGGGAAATGCTAAAAGGATTAGAAACAGGTGCAGACATGTCTGCATTAAAACAGTACAGACAAGAGTTAAGAGATTTACCTGCTAATTCTACTCCTAAATTAGATGATAATGGTGTTCTTACAAAAGTTACTTGGCCCACTAAACCCGAATAATAATCATGCCTAGTATCATACAAGCAGACCAACTAAAGTCAGCCGATGGGGTTACGACTTACCTTAATTCAGGGACACTAAGTAATATTACTTTCCCAACTAAATCAGCTAATACTGGAAACACTTCCGCAGGTGGTCATGTTCTTCAGGTTCAACAAAAAGTAAAAACAGATGAATTTTCAGTTAATCCTGGTGTAAATAACACTTTTACAGCAATCACAGGACTGGATGTTAAAATAACCCCGTCATCCACTAGTTCAAAAATCCTTGTCAGTTACCACATAAACATATCTCAATCTGCAGGTAGTCATACTGGTGTAGCGACTGCACTTTATAGAGGGGGTTCAATTGTTAGTGGTGCAATTGGTACTTCAGCTTCAGGCACCCAGAATGCCGTAACAACTGTTGCACTACATTATAATCATGGCGATGCAAACGCAGGGGGAGATGTTGTTAGTATGCAATTTTTAGATTCGCCGGGAGTTGACACGGAACTAACTTATCAGCCTTACCTATTTAATGCTAGTGGGAGTGCTTTTGTTTCTTATGTAAATAGACCAAGAAGTGACACTAACGATCACTATATCACAAAAGGCGCATCATTTATAACCGCTATGGAGATCGCTTAAAATGGACAGACATTTAGCAATCAGAAACATTCATGAAAATGTTGGTGTAATAAATGGTGATAACGATGCTTGGGATTTAGAAGGGAATAAAATAACTATTAATGAGGATTTAGTCACCAAAGAAATGGCAAGACTTCAAGCCGAATTTGACGCAATTCAATACCAACGTGACAGGCAACTAGAATACCCTAATTTGCAGGATTGCATACACGCATTACTAGACGGTGGAGATACGTTGACAGAACTGCAAACTAAACGCTCAAAAATTAAACAAAAATATCCGAAACCAACATGAGCAGAAGTAACGACATTGCAGGATTAACAACCTCGATTTTAGATGGGGTAACCGCAACGGAAGTTGGGTTGGGGAATGGTCACATAGTTCAATCAGTTTTTAATCCATCAATAACAAACACTTCCACTAGCATAGTAAACAATACAACTTCAGCAGGCAGAGCAGATGTTATCGGGCAAATTACAATTAATTCAGGTAATGGTGTTTTAATATATTTAAAATGTGATTTATTAATATCACCTTCATCGACTTCTTACGGAAGAGTTGAGATAAGAGAAGGGACAGTTGCTAGTCTAGGCTCAATATTAACCAAACAGAAAGCAGGGCTAAACTTTGGTACTACTTGCACATCAAATTTTTCATTTTTTGCTTACGATTCCAGTCCTGCTGATACAACACCAGATTACTGTGTGGCAATTGCGACTGATTCTAGTGGAACAAATTATGTTCAGTTTGAAAGTTTTGATGCTACAGTATTTAGTATTTATCTTTTCGAGGTAAAACAATGAAATTAACCCAAGAGGCATTTAATTTAGAGAATCCAGACAACGTATTGGGTGATTAAACATGGCTGAAACACGAGCAAGATTCCTAGCAAATACAATCGGTGCAACTAACACCAGCAACGACTTTACTTTGCCTGATGGGGTGGGTAGTGAAAACCAAGTGCTTTCCTCAGACGGAGCAGGAGGAACAACCTGGGCAAATACGTTATCCGCACCAACGATCTCTAGTGTGACAGGCACTCTTAACGAGTATGAGGATGGGGTATCCGAAGATGGTGGGGTACTGACGATTAATGGTACGGATTTTGGGTCAGATGTATCAGCATTATCGGTGCAGATTTCAGGGACAACAGCGTTTAATACAATAGCGGAAACATCTACGATATCGATCACTACTCCAGGCTCAGTAATCACGGCAACCTTCACTGGTGCAGAAACGAATTACAACCACTCCAGTTTTGCGGCAGGAAGTACGATCTACGTTAAAGTAACGAAAAGCGGATTGCAGACGAGTACCTACGCCACACTTGGCACTGCAATGACAGGCGATCCTTCCTTCTCTACAACATCCACTACGGCATCTACTCACACAGGGACATTAGCAACAACAAGTCTTGGCTCTTACGGAGGTAAGGTTGCTGGGGGTGGGGATGATTCTAATACTAAGCTGTTATTAAATTTTGACAGAGGTGGTGGAACGGACATTGAGGACAGTTCCAACACAGGTGGCGAAGGTCACAAAATAACTGCTAGTGGAAACGCAATTATCAAGGCATCACCTTTTGGGGATGGGAAAAGTGCGATGTATTTTGATGGGGTAGATGGGACAAAAATTACAGTCAATTCTTTTAGTGGAATTAGTTCTGGGGATTTTACGTTTGAATTTTGGCTCAATTGTTCGGACGTAGATTCAGATACGCATAATTCTATGGTCATGGATGGAAGAAACTCCAGTAATGCTGGGGGGTTTATTTTTCAAATAGAAAAAACTAATGGACAACTTTTTGTTTATGATGCAGTAAATGCTGGCTCTTATACTAATGGTAGACCCATACCTGCATCAACAAATACACAAATAACTGAAAACTCTTGGCATCATGTAGCACTTGTTCGATCCAGTGGGACACTTAAACTTTATATGGATGGTGTGGAAGCTGGGAGTGCTAGTAATTCCAGTGATTTTAGTAGCGACACACTTACTTTTGGTAAATATCGTGGAGGTGATGGGTATAACTTTCCTGGCTACATTGATGAGGTAAGAGTAGTTGTTGGCACAGCCGTTTACACAGGCAATTTCGATGTCCCATCTGGCCGACTTAGTAAAACTCAAAGTTCAGGAACTAACATTAGTGCGATTACTGGAACAGCAACCAAATTACTGATTCATAGTAATCTAGACACGACAAGTAATACTACATTTACGGATAGTTCTGATTCCTCTCATTCAATCTCTAGAACAGGTGTAATCCATACAACAAACCACGGAGCAATCGCCCCTGCTATGGCATTCCCTGCAAGTGGGAAGGCAACTGGAAGTGCTGGGGTGTATTTTGATGGGACGAATGATGAAGTTGATATTTCTGCGAGTTCAGATTTAGCAAGAGATTCTAATGACCCTTTCACGTTAGAATTATGGTTTTATAAGACGCAATCTGGGGGTCAAACAATTTTTGAAAGCAGAAATTCAAATTATTCACCACAAAGTTTATACATAAACATTCAAACCGCTGGACAAGTATTTGTGCGAACTAATGCTTCAGGTGGTTTAAATTTAAATGGTAGTGGTTCTGTTGATATTGGTAATGGTCGTTTTTATCCTAATAACAATACTTGGTATCATATAGCGGTTTGTCGTGGTGCTTCAGGAGGTGGGTCTAGTGAAGGAAATGTTATGAGAGTTTATGTCAATGGGAGGTATATTGCAAAAGCTACAGATGCAGATTTGACTACTGCTGGTGGTCACGATTGGAGCCTTGGACATTCTCATGGCACTGACGATTTTAACGGTTACATAGATCAAGTCAGATGGAGTAATACAGTACGATATAGTCATGAAACTTTAGGTTCTGGGAATTGGCCTGACTCTAATATGCCACAACCCACCAAAATCTACGGAGCCTACCTTAATCAGGACGTAGGCACGATCCAACTAAACGCAACCGCAGGAACAGGTGGCGGTGCGTTGGATTATGCGGAACTCTCAGGAGGCACGGCACTCTCTACCTACGGCCTATCTTTATCCTCATCTGGGGCAATCACAGGAACCCTGACAGGGCTTGCGGAAAACTCAAACTCAGGTGGAGTTATCCGCATTAGGGCAAGAGCCAACGCTGACGATAATCGAGTCACAACTCTGGGTGGCAGTAGCTTTACTGGGATTACGCAGAATGCTGGTAAAGCCCCAACGCTGTTCAGCGCACGGAGGTTTGCTGCAACTGGTACAGACAGAACTATAAATGGTTTTGGTTTCCAACCTGATTTAATTTGGATCAAGGCACGGGACAAAGCGACAAATCACTACATTCAAGATTCTGCCAGAGGGGCGCAAAATTTAGTACTCACAAACGCCACTAATGCGGAGTATGTAAACGACCGAATAGATGGGTTTGTGTCAGACGGAGTAAAGATTACAAATGACAATGAATTTAACGATGGGTCTGGTAGTTATAGCGCAATAGCATGGGCATGGAAGGCAGGAGGTGCGCCTAGTGGAAATGGGAAAAAGATAGTTGATGGAACGGAATCAAATTTAACATCTGGGACTGATTATAGTGGAGTTACAAACGTAAAACAGTCTGTCAATTCTTCAGGCGGTTTTTCTATTACACAGTACACAGGAAACTCATCAACAGCGTGGATAAAACACGGATTAGGTGCTTCAAAACCTGACTTTTATACAGTTAAAGCTTTAGGCCAAACTTATGATTGGGGGGTTTGGCATTCTAGTTTTTCAACTCACGCAAGTGATTTTTTAAATCTACATGATAATGGTGCAGTAGGCACAAATACTGGGATGTGGGGGAACACTGGCCCAACTACAGATGGGAAAATTAATTTTGGGAATAGTGCAACATCAAATGGTGGCACTAATTACATCATGTACGCCTGGAAAGCCGTGTCAGGAGTGAGTGCGTTTGGGGGTTATGACGGAGGGATTGTTAATATAGCTGTTGACTTAGGCTTCTTTCCTAAATTTTTTATGACAAAAAGAATTAATAGTTCAGCACATTGGATGATTTGGGATACATTCAGGAGTGGGGCATCAGCAAGTGGTGACAATATGTTGCCTTACCTTTCTCCAAATAATAGCGAAACAGAATATAGTTCCAATGACCGAATTGATCTTTATGAAAGTTCTGACGGTACTGTAAAAGGAGTGCAATTAAAGAGTACAGATAACTACTCAAACGCATCAGGTGGAACCTACATCTACATAGCCTTTGCGTGATGACTTCCCCTGAAGATATAACGTATGAAATTGAAGATGAATTTGAGAATTTTAAATTCAACTTAGAAGAGTTTAAAAGAACATCAGATCAGGAGCATTGGTTTGAAGCAGTAAAAAGTTTAAAGTACTTAGTAGAATTAGTGGAGGAATTACAAAGTGAAATTGAAGGAAAACATTGATAAAAAGTTTAAGTTACCTCGTACTAATTTGCTTTTTCGGCGTATTAGTCATCGCATTGATTGTCCTGTTGACAGGATGCGTTGATACGAACCGTACGCTACCGAGCAAGCCAAGATTTAGCGGTGATCACACCACAGCGAACATTCGTGGAATGTGGCATGTATGTTACTCTTCACGGACTCGCACCGCACCACACATCCCACCTTTAGACCACGTTATTCATTGCGACTGCCTTGTAGATTCTTCAAGGGAGCGCATGAAGTTTGATGAGTATACAGCATTAGGCAACGACAATCTAACAAGGTTTTTCTCTGATTTAAGTACCGAATGCACCGTACGCAGAATGAACGAGTTTGAACCTCACAAATCAGACCCAATCTAATGAACCCTGCAGATTACTATTACACCTACGGAGAAAAAATGCCGATTGAACCAAATATGCTCGAAACCGTGGTTAGTTTAATTGAAAGATTAGGCGTATCAATTGCGGTAGTTTTTGCAAGTTTTTATTATATTTTATTTTTGACAAAACAAGCCAAAGAAGAGCGTCAAGCTTTTTGGAAAAAGGATGCAGAAAACGATGAAAAACTATTAAAAATAGTTGAGACATCTTCTGATGCTTTAATTCATGTCAAGAATGCTCTTGACCAAAATACGCAAGCAATGCGTGAACTTTTATATAGGAAAAGCTAGTGGAAACAATTACCGAAAAAACAACTGTTAAAGATAAACCTGCGAAAGTTGTTAAGGAGAAACCTTCTTATACAGTCACTGAAAAAATTGTATTAAGAAGGGCATCATTTCGCTTTCTTTTAGCAATACTAATATTAGGGATTTATGCATTTACTATTTACAGTTTAATGTATACATCACCTACTTTAGATCCGAGCATGAACACACTTTTGGTTTCTACGATAGGAGCCTTGACGGTGTTAATTTCGCAGATAGGAAGTTTTATGTACGGAGATCCTAAAAGCGATACAAGTGACGGTAACGGTAAAGAGGGGGAAACAAACGGTAATTCTGATAAAAAATCAGAACCTATTCAACCAAACTAACAGGAGATTATTATGCTAGTAGGCATGTTAATGAACGCACTTCAGGGGCTAGTTGCAGATCAGGCTCAAAGTTTAATGCAGACTCATGTGCTTGATAAAATCAACGAGCATCTTGATGATGATGCTAAAAAAGAATTAGACAAACATATTGATGAAATGACGGACAATGCACACAAGTCATTAAAGGACATGTTTGGTTGATTCACTTAAACAAAGAAGTCAACAAATTGGGTACGCTTACAATACGCCTGTAAGTGTACCTTTTTGTCCTGAGTGTCATTCATATCCGTGCAGTTGTGATGACAATATTGTTACTTACTTATTAGGAGCGACAGCGAACTACAATGCCGTTGAAGAAGGGTTCAGGCCGAAAAACGATATCGGCTAATATTAGGAAGTTAAAAGAGGAGGGTTACGGAACGCAACAAGCGGTAGCAATTGCGATGAGTAATGCTAAAAAGAAGAAGAGGAAATGAAGTTAGCAAAGAATTTTAGTTTGAAGGAGATGACTGCATCTCAAACTGCAGAAAGGATGAACATTAAAAATGAACCAGGAAGTGCGGAGTTAGTCAACTTGGTCTACTTATGTTCTAACGTATTACAACCTGTGCGTGAACACTACGGGAAAGTGGTGACAGTTTCGAGTGGGTTTCGATGCAAAGAGCTTAATACTGCAATCGGAAGTAACAGTGAAACATCACAGCATGTAACAGGTCAGGCATGTGACTTTGAGCTTTACGGAGTGGACAATCTATTAGTCGCAAAGTTCATACAGGCAGAACTCGATTTTGATCAATTAATCCTTGAGTTTTACTCACCACCAAACGGTGGTTGGATTCACTGTTCTTACAATTTTGAAAACAACCGCAAGAAGTGTTTAACCGCTTCTCGTGATGAAAACGGTAAAGTTCAATACACAGAAGGTTTGAGTGCCTAAACAACAAATTAAGGATTATTCGGGTGGTATAAACACTCGTTTAAATAAGCATCGCATTGCTGAGAACGAAGCTCAGAATGCAGTGGATGTGGATCTGTCAGGGGCAAAGCTAAAACCCACCAAAACGACAGATACCACAAATCCACCGTCAGGTGACAAGAAGTTCAAAGGGTCTTGGGTTACAGATGCAGATGCTACAAAATTTGAAGAGTACGGTGATGTTTTAATTAAATCGTACGATACAAAAGATCCTGAGTTTAGCACAGCATCCGATTCAACTTCTAAGACCCTTGGGGTCGCATCAAAGCCCTCACAGGCAGTCACCGCTTCAGTCGAATCTTCAGGATCGACTCCTACCACAGATGCACTTGCTTACCACACCGTTGAAACCGATTCGCTTTCAAACACAGCATCTTTGCCGAATGCTTTAATCACAGAGCTTTTATCAAATTCGACATCGTACGCAGACACAAGGACAGACAAGAAAGACACGTTGTCACCTGTTTTCAAAGCAGGAGATTACTATTACTTTTTCACGAAAACTAGCGGATCTGCAAAAGTAGAGAAGTGGAGTGACAGCGCAAAAATAGCAGAAGTGGTTGTTACCCACACAGGCGGGAATAGCACGATTTGGAATCGTAACGATACTCATCTTGTGTCGCTTAATTCTGCAAATACTCATGCGTCAGTAGTAACACTTAATAGTGGTAACGGTAATGCCCCAACAGCAACTGATGTTAGTCTACAGACAATGCACAGTTCTTTTGAAACATTAAACTCTGATACAAGCATTACTAAATTTACTAATAAAGGTCAGACAAGTTCTAGTAATGCTCCTTCGTACAGAAACCCTGGTTATACCTCCCTAACCGCAGGGACCACATCAATTGGTATTTCTGACTCAAAGGCGCAGATTAGCAGAAGTTATTCAGGAGAATATGTCTCAGGACTTAGAGCAAGAGATGTTTCTGCATCCGAATCAAATTGGAATAAGACAAGAGTAAAGCAGATCAAACATACAACAAATGACGATTCTATCTCGTGGGAGTTAAAAAACTCTCCTGATACTTATTACTTAATTGGCGGTTGGGTTCCAATAACTAATGTAACTTTTGATCTGACAACAGATATCCCTAATGTGGGGGGTTTTACTAATCAGCCAATCAACGCCAATATTTCTTGGAGTACCAACAACTTACGAAGAGTAAAAACAGATGAAAATATAGGGTGGTATCTATCTACAGTAAGTGGAACAGGGGGTACAGACGGGGCAATGTTTTCTACTTCTCTTGGTGGTACGTCTTACTTATCACAAGTATGTCATTGGCCTTACGCAATTGCTTGGAAAAATTCAGGAACTTGGTCAAGAAATTATAAGATTGGCGGAAATACTGTAACAAAAGATTCTTGTTTTGCAGTTTGGATTTATAAAACAACTACAAGTAATACGGTTTATCTAAAGTGGAGAGGAGACTTTGCTTTCTGCATGGAAATGGGGCCACCTACTTCTACAGATTTTAAAATCTACCCCTATGAGCATGTTGGCGCAAATGCCTCAAGCATGTATAGCGCAATTACAGGTAATTGGAGTTGGAGTGACCTATCGGGGGATCACCTTCAATTTTTCTATCCCATGAACAACACAATGTTTCAGCAATGGGATTATGTCCGAGGTTACGGAATGTCTGGGTCTTGGTTGCCAGGAACTCATACCGCTAAAGATTACACTAGCAATCAACATTTCACAATTACAAGAACAATCAATTCAGGTACTCCACAGAGCAGTCAAGTGGCACAAAACCCTATGGGTACAGGTCAAACTATTGGTCACTTACCTGCGTTAGACACAACAAGTAGGAGTTTATCAAGTGTCCAAGCAGGCAATCACCCTTGGGCTGAATCGGTTGTGGGTTACTCGGACGGGAACCAAGCCGATATAACCGCTTCTACAAATTCAAGTGGTGATTGGCTTGCAGGAAATAATAACGGTATAAGTTCTTATTGGGGTCACGGGATTATAATAAACATTTTAAAGCCCTCTCATACAAGAACCTACAGAGCGCATTCTTTTGTAGGCACTGGAAATATGCAAAGTGGGGCAAATCCGAGTTATATCACTTTCCAAAACGCAGAAGGAGCGTACGGTGGACAAACAGGAGGCAACCCAACAGCGTTAGGAAATACTATAAGGCTTTCGTATGACCACCGTTGGAGCGTATTAGACATATTGGTTGGTTACAGTACCCACACATTCGCAGGTAATGTAGGACTAAAGTTTTACACTACGACAGGCTTCTATTATCCCCACCATGACACCGCAACTTCTTTGTGGCGAACATACTTTAGTAATTGGCAATTCATTCACATAACAAACAGCAACAACGAGGGGATTGATTTATCAATCACAGACAGCGGTGAAGTCTATATAAATGATGATTCAGTTATGTCGGGGTTCCCTAAAGGAACAGGAACGTACGCAACTCAGTTTTACGAGCAACAAAAACATAAATTGAGTTATGTGGATCAAATCACCTTATCAAACGCATCTGTAAATTCTTTAGTTTATCCTGAAACAGTTAGGACTACTTCAGGCTTAGGTTATACAAGAAGTAACCCTGATGAAAACATAGAACACGACAAGGTACACGGGTTCACAACAAATTATATTACAAGTAAAAGAAACAGGCTTGGCACAACAGATCAGCGAGTCGATGAATCCTATGTCTATACAACGGCAGATTCTGCTTCTTCAGTATCAACTCTTCAAGGAGGCACAGAGAATGTAGCTTGGGGTTCAACAGAAAGAACTTATGTGGGGCCAAATGTTCTTCCGTATAACGGCACTAACCTAACATCGTACCCTTTAACAGGAACAACAAGCCAAGGGTCCACCTCTGTTGCGTCTTTTAAAAACGCAGAGATTAAGAATAACCACTTAATTTTATCAGGAAGCGCAGACGGGTATGCAATCATTCCTTTTGCAAACATTTCAGCAAAAATTATTGCATCAGACCACACAGGAGTAAGTGTGTATGCAGGGACATCTTCTGTTCAGGATGTTGCAACAGCATTTTTTGATTCAGGAAATAATTTAACCCACACACTTTATGCTTCTACTGCAACGACAGCAAAAATCTACAAGGTTTCAGGATCAGAAATTTCGTTATTTAATATCCCAACAACATCAGGGATTTTAGGGTTAGACATAGATACGTCAAATAATTATGTATTAGCATTTGTGAACTCAACTGCATCGGCATTAAGCACATACAAAAAATTCAACTATGTTTTCTCCTCAGGTCTTCCGACAAAAACAATAAGGGACTCAACAACAAATTCGTTATCAGGAATAATTTATAAAGTCCTGACTGACGCAGGTAACGCAAATAGGAAGTACGTTCTTGTCGATGTATCAACTTATCATTTATTTAACACTTCAGGGTTAGAAATAAACGTCTACGGTTCAACGTGGTTGCCGATTACAGCAATCGGGAAAACAAACACGCTGACTCTTAGCGCAGGAATGTCGGGTACTGCAAGTATCGGCACATCAGTAGGCTTAACACAATCTTTATTAAGACAAATTCAGGCAGGGGATGTTGTTACAGGAGGAAGCAACACAACTACAGTAAGTGGTAAAACCGCAGGGACAACTTCGTTGACCTTGGCAAACACGCAAACAAATAATTCAGGTGTCACGCTTACCTTTACTCGTTTTGTACAAAAGAATACTGCGTGGATTATCAGTTCTGACATCAACAATGTAAAAGTTGCAGGATCTTTACCTAATTATTCTCCGCTTTACACTAATCCTGAAAGCATTGCGTTTGCGTCACTCACAAACATTGAACATCAACCTCTGAACAAATCTACTTCTGCGTTAGACGGGACAACTACTTACTATCTTGTGGTGTTTGATAAGAACATCACATCAGTTGATTCGGAAGCACAGAACGGAATCTCGTTAGATTTAGAAGCGTACGTTGTAGGCGCATCAAACATGTTCAATGCAGACGGGCCGAATTTAGGGTTTCAATACAAGTATTCACAACTTAGAAACATAGGAACGACAAGTGAACCTGTATTGATTGAGGGGCCTGTAAGTGATGCAAGCGAATCGGTTTCGATTGCAACCTCACAAGATTTTATTCGACTTTCTAATTTTCAAGGCGGTCCTGCATCTGACATAACAGCCTATCGAGTTTACCGTGTAGGAGGTGACTACGCATCGTACGGGTGGTTAGCGGATGTTGATGTCTCATCTTCTGTACCGTCAAATTACGATGATAGTGCAAGGATTATTACAAGCACTACATTGACTCCGCTTCAAAATGCCAATCCTGTCCCGACAGCATCAGGGAAACACTTAAAGCATATCACAAACGTATCAGGGATTTTCTTCGGAGCATTTGATGCACAGTTGCGTTTTTCAGAGTTCGGTAACCCCCACTCTTGGCCCGCAACAGGTTTCACTGATCTTGACGGTACAATCACAGGAATTGTTGAGTATCAAGGTGAAGGAATTGTGTTTACGCCAAATGCAACTTATCGGGTGCGTGGAAATAATTTTGACTCAATGAGTGCGGTCAAGTTACCCCAACAACAAGGCGTTCCTGCAAGTAACGTGAATTCAATTATTAATGTTAATAACACTATATTTTTTATAAGTAATGACGGTTTGTGCGCTTATGCAGGTGGAAGAATCAATGTTATTTCACAAGGCAAATTAAATCCTTTCCCGACGATCACAAACGTAAAGGGAGCAAGTAAGGATAATGTACTCTATTTTTTTGGTTCTTCGGGGCAAGGAGTAGCATGTGATTTAAGAAGAGAAAGTCCTATCTTTTCAAGAATTTCAGAAACAACAGATCAGAGAGCATTTTATGTTCAGGAAGAGGATCGCTTGTATCTGAAAAAATCTTCAAACGGTGGAGCGTTTCAGGAAAGCGCAACAGACAATTCTATCACATTTCAATCAAGGACTTACGACTTCGCAGATGCTAATGAATACAAGGTCTATAAGAGAGCGCAGGTAACTTACAAAGGATCAGGTAGTATTACGTTCAAGTTTGATGAAACAACTAACGAAACTTTCAGCCTCAGTAATTCCACAAATGAGTTAGCAAAGTACCTAGAATTTAGTGTCGCAAGAACAGCAAAACAGGTGGAGTACACAGTAACAGGTCAGATTGAAATAATTGAAATGGCTTTTGATGCAGATGCGTTAACAACGTACGATACAGAAGTTAGGTTTGAGAACATAGATGTCACCTACAAAGGAGATCCGACTATTGAAGTTCAGATTGACGGATCTGTCGTGACAATGACACCGACACTAATCAGTTCTAATAACGTGCGTACGATGCGTTTGTATTTCCCTTCAGCGACACAGGGTTACTTACCGCATTATCGCAATAGTGGTATCACGGGTGATATCATGTCAGTCAAATATAACACCTCAGAGTTATGATAAGAGATCGTTTAATCCTGCAAGCGGTTAAGCTT